TTAAGCGGAATTACAGCTTGGGCAGTAGGTGACTGGGCTATATACATAGTCCCATCAGGTGGTGGTGGATCTTTTTGGCAAAAGATAGATAACGCAACATCTCTTACAGGACAAGGTACAGGAAATCAGGTTGCAAAGTGGAGTGGAGCAGGAGCTTCAGATGCATTGACTAACAGCATTATAACGGACACTGGAACAGCCGTAGGTATAAACGTACTTTCCCCAGTTGCAGCACTAGAGGTTGGTGGTGAGATAATAGCTGAATCACTTGACATACAAGCAGGGGCTTTAGTTCAGGGAAATCTTACGGTAGACAATGGCGCTGGAGTAACAGGAGCTTTAAGTGCAGGGAGTTTAGCTGTAGGAGGTAATGCCGCAGTAACAGGAAACTTTGAGGTTCTTGGAGATTCAAACTTCCAAGAAGTAATTACAACAGCATTGAGCTGTACTGGATTTGATTCGAGTGCATTGGCTAACTTAGATGGAGGTTTTACAAGTGGTACTAGTGGAACTATTAATGGTGAGCTTACTGTTACAGATGAAGTTTTTCTTCAAGATAATTTAAATGTAACTGGAGATATTTTTTTAACTTCAGATTTACAAAATAAAATCAGTTCAAACCAAAGTAGTAAGATTGAAATAATAGGAGATACAGCGGTATCAGTAGCAAGTTCTAATGGGCTAGATTTCTCTGTTTCAGATACGTTTGATTTTAAAGGACAAACAGCAATAAATGTTTTTAACGGAGGTACATTAAGTGCCAGCCTAGATGTTAGTCAGATAACAACATCAAGAAATTTTCAGTTCCCTGATAATTCTGGAACTGTAGCATTAGTATCTGATATTCCAGCAATTAGTAGCCCTTCAGAATGGGTAGGTCAGATAAGTCAGAACAGTACCTCTGCTCCCGTAATTGCAAGAACACAGACATCCACATTATTTGTAGGAGATCGAGTAACTACACCTACCGCATTTAGGGATATAACATTTTCTAGAAACGCAGTAGGGACTTACAGGCTTGCAGTAAATTGGACGCAAAGTACAGTTCCAACAGACGCAAATAAATTGTCTATAATGTTTGGAGACAACGTGGCTAGGGTTTATACCTTTACTCTTGGATCAATAAATGGGGTTAACTATAAAGAGTTTCTTTTTAGAACATACACCCCAGCAGGAGTTGAAGCAGATGGCCAATTACTTGGTATAAACGGGGCTATGACAAGCGTAATTCTTTACCCATAAATAACAGTCTAATATTACAAAGTACCTCTGTTAATTCAGGGGTATTTTTTTTTGCTTATATTTGTTATAAATTAAATTAAATGGAACAAATTAGAAAAATATCAATAGGTGCTGATTATAAGTCAGGAGCTATGCATTATATTTTAAATCAAGAGATATTTGGTGGTACTCATATAATTCATTTAATTAAAAAAAATGAATCAAATCAATCACTAACTATTTTTATTGAAAACAAAAAAGGAGAAATATTTCTTTGGAAAGAATTTAATTCTTCTATACCTGTTTCAATTGAGTACAATATATATTTTGAATGAAATCACCTTTTTATTTTATAGTAAAACCTAAAGACAATAGGAGATACGACAACACCAAAAAGATTGGTAACATAGACTTTATTACCAGTACTTCAAAAGAAGACCACACTGCATCTAACAGATACGCAATAGTCATTGAGACTCCAATAAACTATAATGGTCCTGTTCAAATAGGAGATACTCTTTTAGTTCATCATAATGTTTTTAAATATTATAATGACATGAAGGGTAGAGAGAAAAGCGGAAAGAGTTTTTTTAAAGATGATTTATTTTTTATAGACAACGATCAATTTTTTATGTACAAAAATAATGATACTTGGAATTCACATTCTAAATATTGTATGATTAAGCCTGTAAAAAAAGAAGACTACTACCTAAAAAGCCACGAAGAAGAAGAGCCGTTAATGGGTCTAGTTAAATACTCAAACGAATACTTAATTAGTAAGGGTGTTAACAATGGAGACAAAGTTTCTTTTAAGCCTGAAAGCGAATATGAGTTTATGGTAGACGGAGAAAAACTGTATAGAATGTTTGACCATCAAATAACTTTAGCTATATAATATGGATGTAAATAAGATTAAGTTAAAGATTATAAAAGCAGGTGAAAAAGCAGTTAACGAATTGATAAAGGTTGCTGGAGAAGATATTATAAAATACGGTGAAGATGATGAGTTGGCAGCAGACAAGCTAAAGAATGCAGCGGCTACAAAAAAACTGGCTATATTTGATGCTTTTGAAATACTGAGCAGAATAGAATTGGAAAAAAATGAAATTGAGGGAGTTAGTAAAGAAATAAAAAAACCAAAAAGAGGATTTGCAGAAGGAAGAGCAACATAGTTTAGTTAAGGAATTAAATAATTTTATTCCTAAAAGTGTTATAACCACTAAAAACAAAGGTAAAGCTTGGGTTTATGGTTATAATGAAAAGTATGACTTTATAGTTATATCAAAGACTGGTCAGATTCAAGACATAGTTGAAATTGAAGGCTTAAGGATAGGACTTCCAAAGCCTCCTGAAAAAATACATTTAAGAAGCAAAGAAAAGAAAGAACAATACTGGGAACCTTTTGACTACCCCAAAGTATTGCATAAAATTAAATCTATATTTCAATGGCATAACACATCATTATCTTTTAAAAATGAATGGGTAGATTACATTGAACAGGAATTCGACAGAAGAGAAGAAGGATTTTGGTTCATGAATAATGGTGTTCCTACATATATTACAGGATCTCATTATATGTATATTCAATGGACTAAAATAGATGTTGGGCTTCCAGAATACAGAGATGCTAATAGAGTATTTTATTTACACTGGGAAGCATGCAAAGCAGATAAACGAAGTTTTGGTCAAGACTACCTAAAAATAAGGCGTTCAGGATTTTCTTATATGGCTAGTGAAGAGGCTAGTAACATAGGAACAATAAGTAAAGATGCTAGGATAGGTATTTTGTCTAAGACAGGAGCTGATGCTAAGAAAATGTTTACAGATAAGGTTGTTCCAATTGTAAATAATTACCCTTTCTTTTTTAAACCCGTACAAGACGGTATGGATAAGCCTAAGACAGAACTAGCGTTTAGAGTTCCTGCTTCTAAGATTACTAAAAAGAATATGTATGAGGAAGACGAAATTATTGTTGAGGGACTAGACACTTCTATTGACTGGAAAAATACAGGGGATAACAGTTATGATGGGGAAAAATTAAAGCTATTGATTCATGATGAATCTAAGAAATGGGAGAAGCCAAATAATATTTTAAATAACTGGAGGGTTACAAAAACGTGTTTGCGTTTAGGTAGCAAAGTTATTGGAAAATGTATGATGGGTTCTACTGCTAATGCATTAGAAAAAGGTGGGGACAATGGTAAGAAATTATACTTTGATTCTAAAGTCAATAACAGAAACCGTAATGGACAAACTAAGAGTGGTTTGTATAGTTTGTTTATTCCAATGGAATATAACATGGAAGGTTTTATAGATAGATATGGAATGCCTGTATTTAGAACTCCAAAAAATCCAATAATAGGAATAGATGGAGAATATATAACACAAGGTGCAGTTGATTATTGGGAGGCTGAAGTAGATAGTTTAAAAAATGACCCTGATGCATTAAACGAATTTTATAGACAGTTTCCAAGAACTGAATCTCATGCGTTTAGAGATGAGAGTAAGCAATCATTATTTAATTTAACTAAGATATATCAGCAAATAGATTATAACGATTCTTTAATAAAAGACAGGTTTTTAACAAGAGGTTCTTTTTCATGGAAAGATGGTGTAAAAGATACTCAGGTTATATTTAGCCCTAATCAAAAAGGAAGGTTTTTAATATCTTGGACTCCAAACAAACAGCTACAGAATAATTACAATACAAGAAATGGACTAAAACTTCCTGGCAATGAACACATTGGAGCTTTTGGTTGTGATAGTTACGATATATCAGGTACTGTTGGTGGTGGTGCTTCTAATGGGGCGTTACATGGACTAACAAAGTTTCATATGGATGAAGGGCCTATTAACGAGTTTTTTCTAGAATATGTGGCTAGACCTCAAACAGCAGAAATGTTTTTTGAAGATGTATTAATGGCTTGTGTTTTTTATGGAATGCCCATACTTATAGAGAATAACAAACCTAGGTTATTATATCATTTTAAAAATAGAGGCTACAGAAAATACAGTATTAATAGACCTGATAAACCATATAATAAACTATCTGTAACAGAAAAGGAATTAGGTGGGATGCCTAACAGTTCTGAAGACATAAAGCAGGCTCACGCAGCAGCAATAGAGTCTTACATAGAAAAGCATGTAGGATTTGATATGCAAGGAACTTACAGAGATCCTGATGAAATAGGCTCTATGTATTTCACAAGGACTCTAGAAGACTGGGCTAGATTTAATATAAACAATAGAACTAAGTTTGATGCTTCAATTAGTTCTGGATTAGCTATAATGGCTTGTCAAAAAACACTATATCAACCTTTAAAAAAGAAATCAAAAATAAAACTTAACTTTGCTAAATATGATAATAATGGAAGTTACAGCCAAATTTTAAGATAAATGAAGGACGTAAAAGTAAATATTAATCCTACAGGATTCCCTAGTCAATTTGTTTCTGACGCAGAAAAAAAATCTTTTGAATTTGGATTACAAATAGGTCAAGCTATTCAATACGAATGGTTTAGAAAGGATGGTGGTCAAAGTAGGTTCTATAATCAATGGGCTGATTTCCATAGATTAAGACTTTATGCTAGAGGAGAACAGTCTATTCAGAAGTACAAAAATGAATTAGCTGTAGATGGAGATTTAAGCTATCTTAACTTAGACTGGACACCAGTGCCTATTATTCCTAAGTTTGTTGATATTGTAGTTAACGGTATGGCA